ATTATCAGCGCATTAATTGGAAATGCTAAATCAGATGCTTCTGATGGCACTTCTAATGCTGACACAACAGTACCACTTCCTAGCAGTCAAAAGATTGCTATTAACGACAACAATTACGTGGTTGAAGGTTCTTCTGAATCTGGAAACCAAGGATTGACTGTTGGTAAGCTAATTGAAGCAAGGAAAATTCTTGGTGCTAATGATGCTGATGATTATGATGTAAATGGTAATAGTAATCTCTTCCTGGTTGTCAACTCTGCACAATTAGCGAATTTACTGAAAAAAACTGTAGTAGCGAGTGCTGATTATAACGAAATCAGAGCTTTAGTTGCTGGAGACTTAAATCAGTATATGGGATTCAACATTATCCGTACTGAATTAATTCCCAAAAAAGGAGGTACACATACTACTGGTTCATTTACTTATGATCCTACTGATCAGGAAAATAGTGGTGATCCAGAATATTGTATTGCCTATCATCGCAGAGGAATTGGCCTTTGCATCTGGGAAGACATCGTAGCTAGAATTTCTGAACGACCCGACAAGCGTTTCAGCCAATACATCTATTACAGGATGACATTGGGTGCAACTCGCTTGGAAGAAAAGCGAGTCGTACAGATTTCCTGCCTTCAATAATTAAGAAAGGAGATCGAATATGGCTACAACTTACGCTAACAATAAGCGAAAGAGTGTCGAATCCATCACTAATCCACGCACAATGGTTACTGTTGCGGAACAGGGTGGGCGAATGCGTGTTATGTATGACACATACGAAGCAGATGGTAACACTTCTACTGATAACACAGGTGCTAATGGCACTATTGTTGTTATTGGTACATTGCCTAAAGGTGCAAGAATCTGGAACATTATGGTTCAAGCAGATGCTTTAGGTAGCAGTGTTACTTTGAGTGCTGGGTATGATGCTCACACAAACAGCGACACAGATGCTTCTGTATCTCAAGATTTGGTTGCTTTTTCTGGAGCAACTGCAATGAATACTGCTAAAAAAGTATTCAATACTGCTTGGGATAATCACACAGCGCAAAGTATAGATAACACAGGATTTGAGTGTGTTGATAAAAATGGAACCAACATTATCATTGATATTGATGGCGCACATGCTACTGGCACAATCAAAACTGCAATTTTCTATACTGTAGATTGATCCTCATCGGGGGCTTCGGCCCCCACCACACATAAATAAGAAATGGCTGATTGGCAGAATAAATCAGGTAAGAATCCTAAAGGTGGACTTAATGAAGCTGGCAGGAAATCTTATGAACGTGAGAATCCAGGTAGTGATCTTAAAGCACCTGTAAAAAGTGGAGATAATCCACGTAGAGCTAGTTTTCTTGCTAGGATGGGCAACATGAAAGGTCCAGAATACAAAGATGGCAAGCCTACACGTTTGCTCTTATCTTTACGTGCTTGGGGTGCAAGCTCTAAAGCTGATGCAAGAGCTAAAGCAAGAAACATTTCTTCACGTAATTCAAATAAGAAGAAAAAGTCTTTAATTACTAAAACTGCTTAAACATGTCTAATACGGCTGTACAGATTGCTAATATTGCACTTAACAACTTAGGCGATAAGACAATATCTGCATTTACTGACAATAGCGCACAAGCATTTGCAGTTAAAGACAGGCTTACAGATGTTATAAACTCTGTATTACGAGCGCATCCTTGGAACTGTATGACTAAAAGATACAACTGCCCAAGGTTAGCAGTAACACCTGTATTTACTTATGATTATGCTTACAGTCTGCCTACAGATTCTTTGCGTGTTTTATCTTTGAAAGAAGAAGAAGAATTTGATTATAAGTGGAAAATAGAAATTGTTACGTCAGGTGGACAAGACATAAAAGCACTTATTACCAACTCTTCTACAGCAAACATACGTTACATTAAAAAGTACATAGGCAATCAAAGTCACGACAATGATACCAACACGTTAGAACTATTTGATCCGCTTTTAGTACATGCGTGCGGAATGGCTTTAGCAGGTGAAGTGGCTATGGATCTAACAGGTCAATCCCAGCTTAGAGATTTGATGTTAGGCAAATACCAAACATTATTATCAGAAGCTAGGAGTATAAATGGACAGGAAGGAACTGCTGATGTTATCGAGTCTAACGAATGGATAGATTCTAGGACTAGATACACATCTGGTTGGTTCAAGCCTTTTTCTTCTACTACGGCTAGTGGTGTCTCTTAATGCGAGAAACATTCACTCAAACCAACTGGTTTGGTGGTCAGATTGCAGAACAACGTCACGGCAACGCAACTGACGAGTTATATTTATCTTCTTCAGCTACTATTGAAAATTTAGTAGTTCGACCTACAGGTAGTCTTACACGTAGACCAGGAACAAAATTTGTAGCACGTACTGACGGAAACACTTCGTTAGGCAACGAAAACAAGACTGTTCGGTTAGTACCATTTGTGTTTGGACATGAAAGTGCAAATAACTATGTTCTTGAATTTGGTCAAGGCTACATAAAATTATACAAGGATGGTGCTGTATTAGGTGGTACAAATAGTTCTAATGCTTCTCAAACTCATCTTAAAATTACAGGAACACCTTACGACACAAACGAAAAACTAGAAAATTTACAATTTGTTCAGTCTGCTGACATTTTGTTTCTAGTCACACCAAAAGTTGCCCCATATAAACTTTCACGAACAGTTACAGAAGGTGGAGAGACAGGTACATATAGATCAGGAGATGGATTTACTTGGACTTTAGAATATTTCCCATATAAAAACGGACCATATTTAGGCCAACAAGAAGATAACAATTTTGGAAATACAGACACGACTGTAAGTGTTACTGTTCCTGCTGGTGCAGAAGTAGATAGCGTTTCTTTTACAGACAACACTTGTGATACAAATCATACAACTGGATTAGGCTCTCCAACTAGCACTTCTAATGTGACTATGGACAGTACATCTAAAGTACGCAAAGGAATGGCTGTAGAAGGATCTGGAATAGCTAGTGGTGCTTATGTTACAAATGTTGTTAGTTCAACAGTTATAACACTTTCATCTGCTACTACTGCGACAGCTAGTAATGTTACTTTGACATTTAAACGTGGAGAAGAGTTTATAAATTCTAATTTTGGTGGTAATACTCCTAAAAAAGCCAAAAATGGAATGTATTCAGGGGCAACTGGCAACCTTGCTAATTTATCTTTCTTTCAAGTAAAGAATCATGGTTTGCAAGATGGTATGAAGATAGAATTAGCTAATGGCACAAGTTCTGGAACTGCTCCTAAAAATGGTACTTGGTATGTAAAAGATGCTACAGCAAACACATTTAGGATTTCTGCTGATCAAAACGAAGCAGACAATTTTACTAACAACGCAGATGGAGCGACAACTCATGAAGTTTTTGCACATTATTATCCTAAAGGAACAGCTTTAACATTAGATTCTTCTGCTGATCTTTTTAAATCAACAGATAATGACAGGCATTTTAGAATAAGTCTTTTACGTCAAAATCAAATTTTTTGGGTTTGGGGAAAACTTACTTATGTTAATGCTAAACAAGCTACGTTAACTCTTGAATTAGACTGCCCTGCTGTACATGCAGATGATTTATTAAATATAAAATTTTGGAAGTTTGGAGAATATTTCCAAGATCAATATCCACACCATGTTGCTATATATCAGCAAAGAATGGTTTTTGCTAGAAACACACGCAGTCCACAAACTGTATGGTTTTCTAATACTGGAGATTTTGAAAACTTTGCTCCATCAGAACAATTGGGATCTGCAACAGGCCAACAAACTGCTAGTGGTGCATCTATTATTGGAGATCAGATTCTTGCTACAAATGGTATGACATTTACATTTGATTCAGGAACGATTGACGAAATTCAATGGTTAGTAGCACAACAAAAATTAGTAGCAGGATCAACTGGCGGTATTTATGCAGTATATGGTTCTGAACAGGATTTAACGATTACTCCGTTTAACTTTACTATTAAACGTGAAAGCACACAGCCTGCTCAAACAAACTCAAACGCAATACCATACGATAACAATATACTGTTTATTCAAGGTACTGGTAAAAAAATACGTTTGATTACATACGGAGACATATCATCGTCTGCAACTTCTGCTGATATGACGTTTAGAGCTACAGACATTTTGCTGAATCAAGCAGTTCAAGTCGTAGAAACAGACATTCCTAATTTTCTTAGCTGGTTTAGGCTTAAAGATGGCACGTTAGTTGGCCTTACTTACATACCTCAACAAGAAACAATAGCTTGGCATCAACACAAAATTGGTGGTGATTACAGTTATGCAAATACGAGAGGGGGTGATCCTACAGGCAATTTGGCATCTGATAAAAGTCATGCAGTTGTTTTAGATATGTGTACTATACCATCATCAACACGTGACCAATTGTGGATGCTAGTACGCAGAACTATACCTGTTGCTGATTCTGCTCAAAGTAAATCACATAGAATTATAGAATCAGTAGAAGTCATGGAAGATTGGATGACTACAGAAACTATTTCTGAATCTAAGTATCTTGATGGGCATGTTACTCACTCAGGAACAAATGTGGCTTCTGGAGAACTAGATCACTTAGAAGGAGAAACTGTAGGAATATTGTCAGATGGATCTGTATTAGATAATCAGGTAGTAAACAATAGCGGTCAGTTAACAAGCAACATTACGTCTGCTACCACAATAATTGCAGGGAAAAGGTTTACATCTAAACTTATAACTTTACCTATATCAGTAGGTCCAGGTGGCAGAATACGTATAGGCAACAAAAAACGAATACATAGAGTGTTTGTAAAAATACATAAAACACCAAATTTCAAGTTTGCTGTATTTGCAACAGATACAAGTAACGTGTTTGACGAATCTACACTAACAGAACTTGTAACTAGAACTATTGCAAATGAATATGGTGAAGCTCCGTTTTTAGCATCTGAAACAAAAGAACTTGTGCCAAGAAGTCAAGGTTTTACAGATGGTCAATTTATAATACAGCAGGCAGATCCATTGCCTATGAATTTACTTGCGTATGAAGTAGACTTTGAAACAAATGATAACTGATATACAAATATTTCCGATTGATACAGAAGAAATGAGAACACAAGTGTATCAAGAAGCTTACAATGATGGAAACAGACATCCATTTTTGCCTACTCATGTTGTTATGAGAAATGGCGAAATAGTAGGAGCATTTTCTACATGGAGTCCAACATCATACTGGTGGATGCATACACAAAAAATGCGTGTTAGAGATTCTAAATTAGTATTCCAAGGAATGGATACGTTAATGAGGCAACAAGGTACGCCTAAATACATTATGCCATGTGAACCAGAGTCAGCATTTTATTCTTTGTTGCAGAATAGATGTGATGTGCATCCTGGTTCTGATGGTGGTGATTGGACTCTTTTTACGAATAGGGACTAATGGCTTTTTTTACTGCAATGGCAATTGGAGCAACAGCAGGTGCTTTGCTCAAAGGTTATCAAAAAGGCCAGCAAATTTCTCGCCAAAGAAATTTATTAAAAAACCAAATGGCAGAAGTTGATAGGCAAAGAAAAACAGCAAAATTCAACTATTACAGTCAAGCTCAACAAGCGCAGATATTTGGTGATTATGAAGAAGCAAGAATAAGAAGAATACAAACATTTAAAACTTCACAAAAGATGGCATCAATGGGAGGCCGTGGTGCATCTTTAGGAAGTGGAACGCCTTATAATATTGTGTTGAGTCAAAAAGCTGAAAACGAAACAAATGTAAATTTGCATAAATATAAAATAACTACTCAAACCAATAACATTAGAAACAAAGGAGATTCTGTTTATGCAGATTTGTCTGCACGACATAAAGCATTAGATGAACAAGAAGATTATTTGAGAAGAAGAACTGGTGAAATGGTAGGCATGTCAATGCTTACAGGTGGATTGCAAGGAGCAATGCAAGGAGCATCTATATATGGTGCAGGTGCAACTGCTGGTGTTTGGGGTCCTGGAGCTACAACAACAGCATCTATGAGCGTAGCTCCACAAAGCTTAGGAGGTACACAAGGTATGGTACGTGGTGCATCTAATATTTATACATAATAATGTCAGTCCTTAATCCTTTTTTTAGACAACAAGTACAAAATCCTGGGATGGATGTGTCTGTTGCACAAAGACCTGTAGCAGATACCACACAATTTGAAGACGAATTGATGAATGAGCAAACAGAAGCTTTCAACGCCATGATGGAACTTGGCGTTGTATACGCTAAAGCTCAATCTCAAATTAAAGAAGATGAACGTGGCCTAGCTTTAAAGAAAGCATCTAACGATATACTTGGCGATGCTAACACAATACTTCAAGGCTATGCTCAAAATAAACAGTTTGCAGTCCAAGGATATACTGTTGATCCAGGTGATAAGGGTTTTCATTCTTATGATGGTTTTGAACAAGATAAATCTGTAATAGAGTCTGCTATTATAGATAACTTGAAGACAAAGTACAACCCTGATGGTGATCAACGCTTATCAGAACTTATTGAAATACAAACAAAAAGTGCATTAGCTCAGACATTTGCTGATGCTGAAAAATCTATTGTTAGAAATGTTAATGATGAAGTGTTGACAAATCTAATGATGGATGGTCAACAAGCTTTAGATACTTTGATTAAAACAGGCGATTTTAGTCAAATACAAATTGTTGATGGAATGATAGATTCCAAACAAGAAAATGGATCTATTACTTACGGAAAAGCATTAGAATTTAAACGTAAATGGAGAAAAGAAGCTTGGACTGCGGTTGCATTGAACTTAACTAGAGCAGGTAGCACTAACGAAGATAAGGCAAAATACCTACAAATGTTTGGCAATGCTTTAAAATCTAAACTTCCTGGTAAAAAATCAGATCAAGATCCTGCATCAAAACAATTCTTTCAGCATTTTAGCATTACTGATTTGTTAAATATTAATCAGTCTGTTGGAGCAGGTGCATATTCTCCTGAAAAAGCTATACAGGAAGCTACGTTGTTTCAGATGTTTGCTGAAGATCCATTAGAAGCCACAAAACTGTTTAATACAACTTTTAATTGGACAAGAATTAAAAGCGGTAAAGATAAAGGTAAACCTAACGGTTTTTCTATGGTCCCTGCATCTGGTCATTCATACGAAATGAAAACAGTTCCAAAAGGCAAAGGAATAGGAACGCTTGGGACTTTAGATCAATTAATGTCATCAGCAGAAACAGAAGAAGATAGAGATTTAATTAAAGCAAATTTTGCAGGAGAAGCAACATGGCCTGCTGAAAAAAGAATACGTGTACGTGTGCCGTTGACAGAAGAAGATCATGTACGTCAAATAGAAGCTAAACTAAACGAGTTACAACTTACGTTTTTAGATCCAAAAGATGTACTCACAAAACTTGAAAAATACGGAAATGACAGGCTAAAGGAAGATCAATCAAATTGGGTTGCAGGGTCATTTGAAAAAAACAAATCGACTTTGTACAACTCTATACAGCAAATGGTTGAAGAATGGCGTTTGGTTTTTGGAGATAACGATGGTTTTTCTGAACTGTCAATAGAGTCAAGATTTGATAATCCAGAACTGCCTTGGCTTAATGAAGATAGTACAGCTTATCAAGTTTGGAAAATAAATGATGAACGTGTAAATGATTTAAAAGGACAAGTAGAAGCTGTTCATGACTCTTTGAAAGAAGTACATTCTTTTTATATGGATTTGAGTAACGGCAAATATACAAAAAAAGAACAAGCATCAGAATTAAGAAAAAGACGTGAAGCTTTAAAACAAAAACTTGTCGATATACCTTTTTTGAAAAACTCAAATGACGAGCAATCTTTAAAATCAATTGCAAACAGTTTGCATAACAGGTTACTTAATAAAATATATTCTGAAATATACAATAGTATATTAAATCAGACAGATACAGGCCCAACACCAGTTGATTTAGAAAGAATAAATGAAAGAAAAAAAGGTGGATCAGAAAAAGAAATACATAAAAGAGCAGTTATTGAATCTTTGAAAAACTCATGAAAAGAATACAAGGGCGAAATCTTATAGGTAACGATCCGCAGTTACATGCATATTTAAAAGGCTTAGATCCTTTTGAAAAAGCGGATTTTTTTAAAATGTATTTAGAAGATAAAGAAATCCCAGGATCAGGTTGGGCTATGTATTCTGAGCAAGTTAGAGTAGCTAGGCAACTTGGCTTGTTGACTTACGAAGATGATTTTTTTGCACAAAGAGCATTGCCAGGAGGTAAAAGTCTTATACCTTTTGAAACTGTTACAAGAAACAACAAACACGGCATACCAGTATATGACCCAAACAACACAAGAAAAATAAATGTAGGTTTGCCTGTTCCTTCTTTAAGTGAAAGTGCAGTAAAGCCAATGCGAAGTGCTTATGCTAAAAACATTGCATCATTAGAAAAAGAAGTTACTGATTTAGGATTAGATTTGAGTGAAATACAAAAAGCCAGTCAAGATGCATGGATGTTAGTAGCACCAACATTCAAACTACTAGAAGGTTATGAACAAGGAGCTATTGATTCAGGTGAATCTATAAATGCATCCCATAAAAGATTTTTATCTAAATATGCTTTATCAAAAGCAATAGCGTTAAATGGAACACCAGATAGTCAAGGGCTAATTGATGATTTGTATCTAGGCACAAATTGGATAGTAAATATACCTGGAATGCCAGGTTTAAAAAGAATGATACCTAAAAATATACCTTTTCAATTTGCATCAGATTTAACAAGTACAGACATTGAGTTTTTTATAAATGCATGGCACAAACACGGAGTAGAATATAAAGATTATATCAAAAGCAAAATCAAAGAAGACGATGGTAATGTGAATGTATATGTAGATGTTTCACAAACTGGTGCTGGCTTGTCGTATTTTTTTGCTATGAATGGTTCATTAGTAGGAGAAGAAGATCCAAGTACACTTATTACGTGGACAGAATTTGGCGATTGGATGGAAAGAAAATACAAATTTGCCATGTTGAGTGAAGTTGAAAACTGGTTTAGGAAAAAAGATCCAGGCGATCCTAGAAGAGTTTTGCCTATATACAACAAAAGTAGATATGAAAAACTTGTTGATATTATTAGAGATTTTGAAGATGCATTAGAAAACAACCCTGATCAAGTAGTTTTAAACAGATCGTGGGTTGACAATATGTTTTATGATAGTGCTAATAGTTTTATGAGCCTAAATAGAAGTCCTGTCAATTTAAGCGACATGCGACAATATGGTGATTTTAGCGGTGAATGGAACTGGTTTCTATCTGCACTAGATCAAAGAACAGAAATAGGTGCTATAGAATATGAAGTCTTAAAAGATTTGCTAACTAGAGTGTCTTCCAAAACATCGCCAAAAGAATTTGATGCAATACTTGAATCTGAAATGCAAAAATACTTTTTACAAGAAAAAGATTGGTGGGATACGTTAAAATCCAAAAATGCAATGTTTGGTCAGTATGCAAGTAGTGTTATCAACGCTATGAATAGAAGTGGCGACAAAAACAAAGTGCCTAAAAAATACAGACAAGATCCCAATAAATGATTGTAAGTCCATTAGGTAAACAAGATTCGCAACATTTAAACTCTATAATACAGAGTTATATTCCAAGCAATAGTATGCTGTTTTCTGAGTCTATGATGTATGGGCTTAGGACTATGTGGTGGCAAGAATTAGTAGATGAAGCTAGGTTTGATGCAGAATCACAAGGCAATGTAATACCACAAGAAACTTTTAAAGATCATCCTAATTACAGACAAGGGATTAATTATTTTGAAGGTATGACTGAAGGCCAATTAGAGGTTCTTGCAGAAAACCATGATCGTAATATGCATTATGCACAGTTGACACAAAACGTAAGTTTGTTTTCTGGCAAAGGTGCAACGATGTTTGGTGGTATGTTAGTAGGTGCTTTGCCTGATCCTTTAAATTTTATTCCATTTTTAGGAGTGTCACAGCGTTTGGTAAAAGGTGCAGGCTTGTTGAAAAACATTAAAACAGCATCTCAAGCATTTAAAAGAACTCGCACACCACAATCTGCATTAAGCAGAACATTGACAGATATTGCAGATCCTATGATTGGTGCAGGTATTGCTAACATTGCAATATCTAATAAAAGGTCTAAGTTCCAAGAAGAACACGATGCTAAAATGGTCATGATGGATTTAGCTATAGGTGCAGGCATTGGTCTTGGAATAACTGGATTTAAAACTGTTAGAGCTAAGTTGGCTAAAGTTTCTGCTGAAAGACATGCAGAACGTATAGCTATGGGAATGGAACAGCTAGAAGCTGGTGAGTCATTAAATCTAGCACCACATCCATTAAAAGGCATAAATTACAATAACGCTCCTGACACAGTAATGAATACGCCTAATGGTACTGTATATTCTAATGCTGTTGTTAGAGTGTTAGACGAAAACTATTTAAACGTAGACAGCCTTACAGTCAACTCTGCTGACAATACAGATAATATACTTACAGAGTCATTAGAGACTGCTAACGCTATGGGTTACAAAGGATTGTTTATCAAAGATTCAATGGTAAATGACCTAATACCAAGTGATGGAGGTGAAGTTATACTGTCAGAAATGGGAGATTCTAGGATACAAATAGAACGTATTGAAGAATCTGGTGGTGTAATTATTACTGATACTCTTACTGAAGCAGATGGAGTGTCATGGGAATATGTCGATACCAATAACCAATGGGCATACAATGAATCAGCTAATGTTGTTGCAGAAAGCATTCAAGATCGAATACGAGAAAGCATCGGAGAGTTTGCTGAAGTTTCTGATGTGGTTAAAAGATCGATTGACGAAATTGGTCAAGCCAGTAAGACAATTACAGAAACCGTGAACAAAGTAGGTCAACGTATTGTAGATGCGTCAAACTGTATAATTAAGAATGGCTGAGTTTAATATATGTGAATCTATGCTGGTTCAGAAGCATGGAATGTCACAAAAAGATGCACAAAAGCTTCTTACTGATTTAAAGCGTGGTGTAAGTCCTGAAAAAATACAGGATCGTGCAATGCGTGTTCGTGCAATGGCTGATTTTACTGCTATGCAAAGAGCTAACGCAGATGCACTAAACATGTCTGCTTACGAAAACATCCGTAATTTTATATTTGATCAAGGCGATAATACAGAACCAATGTCAGCCTTCAAAAGATTTATGTCATATATGACAGGATCTACCCATGAAGGCAGAACATTAAACTCTGTTGCATCTGCACAAATGTCTAGAATTGCAGGTGTTATGGGTAGGATTGAAGTTAACTGGATGCGTGAATCAGGACTTACAAGAACACAAGCACACAAATTACTGCGTGATGAATCCTTTGGTAAAATGGTTGTACGTGAGTTGTATCCATATAGTGGACAACAAAAAACTGGAAACACGTATGCACACAAACTTGCAAAGCATATTGCTAAAGAAAAAGAACGTGTAGTCAAAGAAGCAAATCTTGCAGGTGCTTCAATTGCTTATAACGAAAAGCATGTTACTACGCAGTATCATGACAAAACAAAGATGCTTCAATACGGTCCTACGTTTGAAGATGCTAAAGCCAATTGGGTTCGTGTAGTGTCAAGGATGATCGATGAAGAACAAATGATTAATCCTCGCGCAAATACTGAAGATGTATTGGGAGATATATTTGACCACATAACTACTGATCCAGATGGGATGGGTGAAAACTTCAGCTTAAGTGAAGTTATGTCACAGCAAAGATCATTGGTTTTTGCTAATGCAGATAAGTGGTTGGAATACAATAAGCTTTTTGGGCATGAAGATCCTATGCAGGCAATACTGCAAGGGCTAGAAATGCAAAGTGATAGAACTGTACTTATGCAAAGAATGGGTACAGATCCAGAGATGGTTTACAAAAAGATTGTTGGAGATTTAAGAACAGCTTATTTAGAAAGGCAAACACCAGGAAAGTTTTTTGATCCTGGTGAAATGGAAGTGCTGGATTTTCTTGTAACACAAGGCTATGACGAAAATGCTTTGCTTGCCAGATTCAATCAAATTAACGGACAAGCACATATTGTTGGAAATCCTACTATTGCTAAGTTTTCAGCAATGGCTACAAACTTCCACATTATTACTAAAATGGGTAAAGCAATGCTTGCTAGTTTTAGTGATATATTATTACAGGCAATGAACTTGAATTATCAAGGACAAGGATTTTTACAGTCTTATTACAATGTGTTCAAACAAATGAAACGCACGTTTCCTGTAGTTCGTGACACAATGCCTGTATCTGAAAGAGATATGTTTGCAATGCTAGGCATTGGCATAGAAGGAATTATAGGATCTACAGTATCAAGGTACATTCCTGTTGACTCATTTCCAGGTAAGTTTTCTAAGTTAGCTGACTCTATGTTTTTTTGGAACGGTTTGAACATGTGGACCAATGCTAGTCGTGAAGCACACGCACGCAACATATCTAATTGGTTGGCACGTAATGCAACGTCTTCATGGTCAGGTTTAAATGCTGATTTGAAACGTGCATTAAAAATGTATGGTATTGACAGCAAAGATTGGGAAATTATAAGTAAGCATGGCGTTTATGATATAGATCATGTAGATCCGCTTGATAACGCTATTAGCAATAGAATGCAGTATGTAACTCCTGACAAAATAAGAAGATCCTCACGTAGCAAACGTGCAGAAGCAGTTGCTAAAAAACTAGAAATTTATTTTGTACAAGAGTCTAGGTTAGGCGTTCCACAAGTAGGTGCAGATGATAAAGCATGGATGATGAGAACAGTTAAACGTGGATCTTATCCATCTGCATTGCTAGAACAGTTTTGGCTTTTTAGAAGTTTTGGCGTAGCAATCGCTAGACAAATGTATCCTAGAATGAAACAAATGGGGATTGGTGCTACTTTACAGCACTTGACACCTGCAATTGTGTTGGGTTACGCTTCATTATCAGCAAAGGCTTTAGCTCAAGGTAAAGAACCACCTGATCCTATGGATGCTGGCGTAGTTGCTAAATCATTTATGCAGTCAGGAATACCTGGATTAGCTGGTGATCTTATCTACAGCAACTTTACACAATACAATTCTGACATTATAGACTTTGCATTTGGTCCATCTGGTGGCACGATGAAAGATGTAGTACAAGTATTTAGAGGATTAATACAAGGTGACAATGAAGCATCTAAAGCTTGGGGTGCAATATCTAACAACCTTCCTTTTGCTAATCTTTTTTACTTGGAACCTATTGTAAACTATGGGTTTTTGTATCACATGCAAGAAGCAGTAAATCCTGGTTATCTTGAAAGAATGGAAAGAGCAGTTGCAAATTTACAAAAAACAGACTATATAGAAACATTCAGACCTTCTACCATGTACCAGTAATATGGCTGTAACATCTACAACAACAAGACATAGCTTTACAGGAACAGGAGCATCTTATTCTTCTGGTGGTACTCCTGTAGGCCAAGGTCCATTTTCTATTAACTTTGTAATTATTGATGCTACGCACATCCAGGTTTACTGGACAAAAGGTTCAGGAACTAATGGAACACCCATATCTAGTGGTGATTTTACTGCTGGTGCATCAGGTTATCTTGTAAAAGATGTTCATTACACAGTACAAAATGCAGGATCTGGTTCAAATGCATCAATAACTTGGGTTGAATCAGGGTTTACAGTTAGTAGTACAGTCATATTTCCTACTTCTAACGATACTATTGTTATAACTAGAAATGTACCGCTAACACAGATTACAAACTATCAGAACAATGCTTCTATTGATGCTGAAACCATTGAGCAAAGTTTTGACAAGCTTACTCAAACAGCACAACAGCTTGATGATGGAAAAGATTATTCATTTAAATTTGCTTCTACATTAACAGGTGCAACTGGATTTAATAGTAATGCTGAAACAGCAGGTACATTAAATGTTGCAAAAGCTGATAGAATTTCCAAAGCACTCAAATTTGACACAAATGGAGATATTGGTGTATCTACGTTTGACCCTGATACATTTGCTAGTAGTGCAGAAGCAAGTGCAACAAGTGCTTCCGCTTCAGCAACATTAGCAGGGAACTATGCTGTTAAAATAGATGGTGTTGTTACTGGATCTGATTATTCATCTAAAGCATGGGCTATTGGAGGTACTGGTGTTACTGATACAGCAAGTGCTGGTGCATCTAAAGAATGGGCAACTGAAACTGCAAGTTCTGTTGACACAAGTGAATACTCTGCAAAAGAATATGCAGTAGGAACACAAAGAAGAGGACAAGCAAATGGTGGTTCTGCAAAAGATTGGGCAACATATACATCAGGAACAGTAGACAATACAGAATATTCTGCAAAAAAATATGCTAACGATGCAGGCACATCAGCAACATCAGCATCTAATTCTGCTTCAGTAGCACAAGCAACCTCAATTGCGATGGCAATAGCTCTAGGATAAACATGGCTTCATTTGAAAGATATACAAAAAACGATGTGACTTCTGTTCAAACAGTACATACATCTAACGCATCTGATGCATCTCAAGCTGACATCTTGATTGGTTTTTCTATAGCCAATACACACGCATCTAATACAGCTACAGTTGATGCCTACATTAATGATGGATCAAACGACATCTATCTAGCCAAAGGCGCACAAATTCCTGCTGGTGGTGCAATTGAAGTGATTCAAGGAAAGATTGTAATTGATAACAATGATGCAGTTAAGGTCAGTTCTGATGTTGCAGTAGACTGCTGGCTTTCTGTATTAGACAACGCAAGTGCTTAATATGAAAAAGACAGGAACTCTTAATACTGGTGTTCAAGAAACAACCAAGAACAAGCTTGATCTAAGAGCAGAAAATAAAACTGTTCTTCAAGCAGATTCTTCAGGTTTGACAGGACATGTATCGTCAACGGAATCTGGATTGTTTAGAAACCCAGCAACCATCAACTCTGCTGTAACTATAAGTTCAGATGAAAATGCGGTCATGGCTGGTCCAGTAACAATAGGTACAAATGGAAGTTTAACTGTTTCAGGAACTTTGGTAATTGTATGACAAGAATAGTAATTCCCAATGATGGAACAATAGGATCTGCTAGTGATCCTGATGCTATATCAATTAGTTCTTCTGGCGCAGTAACACTAAGTTCTGATTTCGTTCCTGCAACTCCGTTAAGTAATAGAAATCGGATTATTAATGGAGATATGCGAATTGATCAGAGAAATGGAGGTAGTGCTGTTACAAATAACGGAACCGCAGAAACCTATCCAGTAGATCGTTTTCTAGGTGTTGGTGTCTCGTCTGATGGTGTTTACACGTTACAACGTGTCACGGACAGTCCAGATGGTTTTAATTATTCAATAAAAGCTACTGTAACAACTGCTGATACATCTATTCCTTCAGGTGGCAGGTATATAATTAGGACTAAACTAGAGGGTTATTCTTTGGAAGGTTTTAATTTTGGAACTTCTTCAGCAAAAATCATTACTTTATCCTTTTATGTAAAATCTAGCATAGCAGGAACTTTTGGGGGAACTTTTGTTAATGGTGATCAAGATAGGTCTTATCCATTTTCTTATACTATATCCTCAACTAACACTTGGGAAAGAAAAAGCATTACTATTACTGCTGATACAACAGGAACGTGGCCTATTGATAATAGTAAAGCATTACAAATAGGCTGGTCACTTGGAGTTGGTTCTACTTATGAAGGAACTGCTGGTGCATGGGTAGGTTCGCAAAAATGGGGAGTTACTGGCGAAACTAAACTTATAGCAACCAATGGTGCGACATTTTATCTAACAGGTGTTCAACTAGAACTTGGCTCAACCGCAACTCCGTTTGAGCATAGGAGTTATCCAGAGGAATTAGTTAAGTGTCAGAGGTATTATCAGATAACAGATTGTAACGGCAATCATTATCCTTGGGTAAATGAATGGAGTGGTGGAAGTAATAATAGAGGTCATCATAGATTTCCTGTTGTCATGAGGGCTGCTCCAACATTTTCGTATAAATCTGGAAGTGATTATGGTACTACACCAGATAGGTATATGAATGATTGGGGGATAATTACCTATGGTACTGGTAATGGTTCAACAGTTGGTGTATGGCAAGTATCTGCTGAAATTTAAATAAGATGATATGAAAATAAAAAAGTGTATTTACATAAACGATGTGGATGTTGAAGGAAACACAATTCCTAACAAACCAATTTGTGTTAAAACCACATTAGAAGACGATAGTATATTAGAAGTTCCACTAGACCCAGCAAATACAGACTACGCAGAAATCATGCGACAAGTCGATGCAGGTGAATTAACAATAGAAGAATCAGAATAAGGTATCATGAGTTCTGAAATAAAAGCTGATTTAATTAAAGATAAATCTGGCACTAAAACACTAGCAACTTTGTCAAGTAGTGCGGTGACTTTAGGTTCTTCAGTTGTTGTTCCTGGATCTATTGGTGCAAGTGTAGTTCATTTAAATACAACTACTATTTCATCTCCTGTTGGTGATGTTTCTTTTAACAATACTTTAATTACCACAACGTATGACTACTATGTGGTAGTTATGCAAGGATTAAGTTCTTCTGCTGATGATTTTGATTTGTATGCTCATTTATCAATTGACAATGGTTCAAGTAAAGTTGCGCACAGATCAGCTTCTAATTATCATAGATTAAATGGAGCTACTGCTGAAGGTTGGTCAGCAGACACAGATCATTTAATTTTTGAAGATGGAGAAGGAGATTTATCAGGTGGATCAGGTGGAGGTTTTGCAGTTTTTGAATTAATTATTCCTCCCGACGTGGCAGGAGTAGACGCAGTAACAAGAAGTTGGGGGGCAACACAAAATCAAAATGGTGATTTTTATGGATACACCACCACAGGGATAGTAACAACCAGTTCTAGTTCTGCCAGAATTAACCATTTAAAATTTGATGAGACTAATGGCAATAATATAGATGCTGGTAAATTTTCTTTGTACGCATATAAATTATAGGAGATAAGATGACCCAAGTAATGGTAAACGGAGAATTAGTCACCTTATCTGATGAAGAAGAAAAAAAACGCTTAGAGCAAATTAAAAAGACAAAAGAAGAACGTGCAAAAGTTAGATATGCCAAAAATAGAAGATATGCTTACCCTCACATAATAGAACAATTAGACATGATCTATTGGGACAAAAAAAACGGCACAAAAAAGTGGGAAGAAATAATTGACAAAGTTAAGGCAGACAATCCTAAACCAGAATAATAATTATGCCTAGTATCATACAAGCAGATCAACTAAAGTCAGCCAATGGTAATACGACTTATCTTAATTCAGGGACACTAAGTAATCTGACTTTCCCTGCTGGTCATGTAATTCAAGTAAAAGGTAATAGGTCTAATTATAATTGGGGTTCAATTAGTAATAATAATGTTACTCCTTGGACATGGTGTGCAGTAACAATGACTCCAAAACAATCAGGTAGTATGTTTAGAGTGTCTGCGACTATTAGAGTTGAAAATATTGGTAATGGAACTTTTGGAGTAGGTGTTGGTCTTAGGTACACAATTAATGGGGGTTCTTATGAGACTGTGAAGGTTCCAGCAGAACATGAATTCTATAGTACAGGAACTAGTGAGGATATGTACTTCGTGGGTATCCTTGATGTATTAGTTCACAATGATGCTTCAATGACTGATTCTACAAGTGCAGTTGTTCCAACTTCAGGTTTAATAAATGCTTCAACAACAGATACTATTGTGTGGACTCCTAATATGAGTTTTAATAATAGTAACGGATCAGTTTTTATGGGCAATGGTGTATCAAACGCAGCTCCTTATTTTAATTCTGAATGTATTGTTATGGAGATTTCAAAATGAGTTGGAATAAACAGCAAATAAAACATTTAAGAAATACGGCTGTTAGAAGTTTATTTCCTGATGGTCAATATAATGTATCAGCAGAAGGAGTTGTAGAATTTCTTGATGGTAATTCAATAACAGAAGAGAAAATTGTTGCAGAAGAAAAAAGAATTTTAAAAGAATATGAAGATTCTAAATACCAACGTGATCGAGCCGTTGCCTATGACCCAATTCCAGAACAATTAGACCAGATATATCACGATATGGATGGGTGGAAAGCTAAAATAAAGGCCGTAAAAGACAAGTATCCAAAGCCTTAGATGGATCATCATTTTCCTTCTAATACACCACCACAACCTCAAGGTCTTATGGAAGTAGAATCTATCTTGATGTT